TCTTCATGGAACCTCCTCGAGAAAGGATACGAGAAAATTCCACTTCTGGCGTCTGCTAATGGGCGGGGGGATTACCGCACCAATAGCTGATTTCGCATAATGTATAGAGGGTCGGTTATCACGACCGGGGAGAGCGCCACCAGCAGCGCCTCATGCGCTCCTGTGTGCACCGCCAGGACTAGCAGCGCGACCACCGCGGCGGCCGCGCTTAGCCTGTCCAACACTGATCGCCACAAAGCTTTCTCCGCAGGGGACGCCGCACGTTCCGCGTGAATCCGCGCCATCCATTCGCCGCCATCGAGCTTTGCCATCGCGCATAGCTGCGCAATTCGTTCATCTGGCACCGGCTTATTCCCACTCCGCCACATGCTCACGGCTGCGCGCGTCACGCCTATCCGCTGACTCAAAACGTTGTCTGACGGGAGAGAGCAACTCTCTTTCACTTTGTCAAGTAGGGCGTTTATCGCGGGCATGTTCATCTCATGGTTGACACTTTGTTAACTGAGGAATATACATGCACCTGTGTTCACCGATGGGTGAGCACCGCGCACCCCCGGCTCCCCTCCGGGGTCCGCGTCAAGCGGCAGGGGAGGGGGTAGTGGGGTGCATCCGAATTTCGTCTTGCAGCTGCTCGCGCTTATCTCCATCGCGCCTGCCTGCTTGTTACTCGGCCAGGGAATCACCGGCCTAATTTTGTGGCGGCTTGATCGCAAGCACGACGCGATGGTTGCTCAGATCGAGCAAGCCGCATTGGTCGCAATCGCATCTCGCGAGGTGCGCGGTGGCTGACGGCACATGCTCCTTCTGCGGTGATCCCACCGCCTATTTTTTTGCCGGTGGGCTGTGCGTCGCCTGCACCTCCAAAAACGCACGTATCCGCATGCAGGAACAGCCCACGCAGTCGCGTGAGTTGTCCGTGTTCGATGCATCTATCGGCGTCATGCAGGCCGCTACGCGCCGCACCGAATTGGCTGCAAAGAAGATCCACAGCAACAAGCGCGTGGTTGGCACGAGCGTTGCTGAGTTCGACGCTGCGCATCCGGTCGCGTTGACGCCAGAGGGCCAGCGCGCAGCGCTGGCCCTTGGGCTTGTCCATTACAAAACAACTCAAACGGGCGGTAAGCCGACTGGCACCGTCACTATCGAAATTGATCCCCTTCAGTCGAAGGCGCAACGGCTGCGCAAGTCCGTTATCACCGGAGCGCGTTTGCATGACCAGGAAGCACGGAAAGGTTCGCGACAAGGTGCGTGGTACATGCTCACGCTCACCTACAACGATGGAAGCAACGCAAGCCCTGGCGACGTTAGCGGCCTACTTGCATGCTTCCGCAGCCACCTCAATCGAATTGCAAATAGGCGCAGCAGGTTTAAAGGTCAAAGCCTTCGTTACCTATGGGTTGGCGAACTCACCCAGCGACTCCGCGTCCACTACCACCTGCTGATTTGGGTGCCCAAGGGCATTTGGTTCGGCAAGCCTGATCAGAAGGGTTGGTGGAAGCATGGCCTCACCAAAATGGAGAAAGCCCGCAATTGCGTCGGCTATCTCGCCAAGTATGCGAGCAAGTTCACTGCCCTTACAGCTGGAGCTTTTCCCAAGGGATTCCGCACACACGGTGTCGGTGGACTCAACAGCGAATCCAAGCGCGAATTGCGCTGGTGGAAATCCCCGAAAGATGCGCGTGAAGCTCTCGGCGGGGAAGCCGATATCCGCAAAGCAAAAGGCGGTTGGTTCGACAAGCTTACCGGGGAGTTCTGGCCGTCCCCGTGGAAAGTGACATTCCTCTTCGGCCGGACATTTGCCTGGAAGGTAGTCCCACTATGAAAGTTCAAGTCATGAGTTCCGCTGTTGCTGTTCGTTCGTTCCCGGCCCGTGAGGGTAAGCCGGCCACGCATTTCCGCGAGCAGACTGCTGCCGTGTTGCGCGACGGCGATTTCCCCCTCCCGTTCACCATCGGCCTCGATGAGGATCAGGCCCCCTATGGCGAGGGCTTCTATGTCATCGATCCGAAGTCGTTGCAGAACAACAAATTCGGCGGATTGGAGTTCGGTCGGCGCATTCGTTTGGTGCCCGATCTCACTGCAAAGCTGCAACAGCAGCCCGCAAAGGTCGCCTAAGCCATGGCCGTGTGCGTAGTCCTGCAAGCAGATGGCACGTTGGTGCCCACCGGCCAAGCGGTCGGCGAGTGCAGCGGCTACGTGCTGGTTACGGGTAGCGAATACAGCGTGTATGCGCTGGTGCAAGAAGCGTTTGCAATGCCCAGCAAGGAGGACGCTATTGCGTGGTCCACCGGCTGCTGTGGCTTTGTGATCGTGTGGTTCGTCCTGGGACGCCTCGCCGGCAGCGTCGCGGGCATGTTCAATGACCGGTAAACCAATCATCAATTAAGTAGGAGAGAAAACATGGGTGACATTCTGTCGGGTTTGAGTGCGGCTGACGCCGTGACCGCTGTTGTGGGTGCTGCCGCGCTGATCGCGCTGGTCGGTTTCACGAAGTGGGGTGCAAAGAAGGTGGCCGGCTTCTTCGGCTAATGGTGGTGAGGGTAGGGCGGCGCTTCGGTGTCGCCCTCTCTCTTTCTGGGGGTCATGATGATCGTTTTATTGTTCTGTGCCTTCATGGGTGCGCTTTGCGGTTGGTCCGCTGTCAAGGGTTTGGACGCGCCATGACGCGATGGCTCCTTGCAATCCTGTTGCTTGGTGCGGTTTTTTCTGGTCATTTGCTTGCAGCGGAACCACCTAACGGCGGTTCGTTTGGTGACCAGGGTGCTGCCTTTCAGGCGTGTAATGCGCGTGGCGATTGGTGGCTTGGCAACACGCGCCCCGGTGTCCCTAGCGCGCAGTATCAGTGTCGTCGTGAGGATCAGCCGCCCGATGTTGGCGCTTATCGGTTGTGGCTGTCTGCGGACATGCCCTTTGCGCCTACCAGCAGTTTTGTGTTTCCGCTGTCTAATCAGTGTGCATCTCGACCTGCATCTACATCTGGCTGGTCTGCTTTGGGAAATGGTGCAAGTTGTCAAGAAGGGTGTGCTATGGGTCCTGCGACCTCTGCCGATAGATTCAGTGCCGGTGGTAAGACGTATTTTAGTCTCGCTGGTGCTAAGCCGACTGGTGCAACGTGCAGTTATGGCGACGGATCGGGCGAGGGCGTCAAAGACCAGGACTGCGTCCAGTCCGGCACGCTCACGATGTGCATTCGCAGCGATGGCAAGAACTGCGCGACAGCTTCCACTGGTAAACAGTTCTGCTGGTCGCCCGGAGAATCCGGCGTCAAGAAGGCCGACAACAACAATCAGGCCGCCACCAAGTCCCCTGAGAATGCGGCTATCAATGCGCCCAAGGATGCGCCATCTAACGGCGGCGATTGGAAGGTTACGGGGCAGGGTACGTCCTCGGAGACTAGAGGCGGCGTTACGACTAATTCAAACGTCACCACATTCGATAGTACTTATGGCAAGGACGGTTCCGGCAAGGGGGACGGCACCGGCTCTGGTACGGATTCCGGTAGCGGCGACGGCGACGGCGAAGAAGGCGAAGGCGATGATCCTGGCGAGGGTGCAGCGATAGGAGACCTTTACACCAAGAGCAATAAAACCGTTGAATCTGTCGTTTCCAAGTTCGCCGCGCAGGTGCGCTCCACTCCCGTTGCCGGTGGCATCGCAAGTTTTATGACCGTTCCAGCTGGTGGTTCTTGTCCTGTGTTTAGCCTCGGTGCCTCCAAGTGGTGGAATGCCATGACGATTGATTTTCACTGTGGCGGTACATTTCTCGCGTTTCTGCGTGCGTGCGGCTGGGTTATTTTGGCAATTGCTGCGTATGCGGCTATTCGCATCGCTGTGACATAAGGGGCAGGGTATGCAAGCTGGTTGGTTGAGTGATCTAACCGCCTGGATTTGGAAGGCCGTCAAACTCGTTTGGCAGGCTTTTTCTGATTTCGTGGGCGATCTTTTTGTGATGTGGCTTGATCAGACGCTTTCTGCGGTTCTCTATGTCATGAACCTGCTACCGCTCCCCGATTTCATGAAAGGGCAGAGCATCGGCGGCATGCTCGGAAATGCCGGCAGCACGATCTTGTGGTTTGCGGACGTGTTCATGATCGGTCCGTCGCTCGTTGCCATCGGCGCGGCGATGATTTTCTACTTGTTGCGTCGCGTCCTGACGCTCGGGATTTGGTGAGATGCTTGTTTTCAATGAAGGCGTTCCGCGTGCCGGCAAGAGCTATGATGCGGTAAAGAATCACATATTGCCCGCGATCAAGAAGGGTCGTCGCGTCTTCGCGCGTCTCAACGGTCTACGGCATGATCGCATTGCCAAGCATCTGGGCATTGAAGAGAAAGACGTGCAGCATTGCCTTGTGCTGGTTGACACCAAGCATGTCGCCGCCATGTTTGCTTGCACGCAGGATGAGTCCGGCAAGTGGTGCATACCGGACCAATTCAAAGACGCGTTGGTCGTGATCGATGAGGTGCACGAGTTCTATGTCAACGAGCGCAAACCGCTGGAACCAGCGGTAGAGAATTTCTGGGCTCTGCTTGGTCAGAACGGTGGCGATGCGGTCATCATGACGCAGTGGATCAATCGCTTGCACTCGGCGGTCAAGGCGCGCATCGAGAAGAAGAACACGTTCCAGAAGCTCACGGCGGTCGGCATGAAAAGCCGGTATCGCGTGACCTATTTCCACACGACTTCACCCGGCAAGTTCGAAAAGGTCGGCGGACAGACGCTCAAGTACGATCCCGCGATTTTTCCGCTTTATGACGGGTATGCCCCTGGTGCCGAGAATACCGAGGTTTACGAAGAGGGCGGTAAAAACGTCTGGGCCGCGATGGCCGTGCGTGCCGTGATTTTTCTGGTCGTTGGCGGCGTTGGGCTGTATTTCTTCGCGAGCTATTTCAACAAGGGCAAGCAGCCGCCGCATGCTGCTGCTGGTCCGTCATCGACGCCAGCGGTCGGGCAGGTGTTCAAACCCGGTGAGTTGGTGTCTGCACCAGGGCAGGGGTTGCCTAATCCCGTTGCTGATCCGCTCGCCGATCTCAGTACTGAGCAGCGCTATGTGATCCAGCTTGCAGAGAAAGGCCGTATTCGCGTTGCTGCCGTTGCGCAAGTGGATGGTCGCTATCGCGCCTGGGTGCAGTGGATCGATACCTCCAACATCGTGTTGGAGCAGCTCGACTTGGCGCAATTGCAGGCACTTGGGTTTGAAGCCAGCGTGCAGCCTTACGGTGTGCGGTTGGTGGCCGGCAAGCACACCGTTGTTGCCACTGCATGGCCGTGGCACGAGCCAGTGCGCGAGCAGGACCCACGGCTCTATAACACCTCGGCGGATGGCAAGAGCGATGGCGCTGCTGGCGTTGCGACCGCAGGGAGTGACGCCGGCGGCGCTGATCGCGATCACGAGCGTGGTGGCGTGATTGGGCGTGTTCCGCGCAGCCAGGGCACGTTCCCTGAGTCCCCCGGTTATCAGGTGCAGAGCTACACGTCTCCAACCACGTTGGATATGTGATTTCGTCCCGCGTTACGATTCAGCACGGATCGTTCGGCAACTCCTGCCAGCCGTTCGACAGTCGTCGGAAGCGCTTGTGTTGAATGCACCGCTCGTCTGATTCCAGTTCGCGTAGTTGCAGCCGTGCCGGCTCTGCACGCTGAGAGCGTGGCGTGTATAGAGGTTGCGGCCCGACTGTGGGCAGCGCGGCGCTGACGCTGCGCAGGGTGAAGTAGCCCAGGCACAGCGCCACCACCCCGGCGAGTGCTGCGGTCATCAGTTGGCCGACGAAGATGCCCAGGGCGATTTCCCACCAAAGCCCATCATGGTTGTTTTGCGGTCTGTAACTCATACGGCCCCCGTTGACGATGAACGGGCATTGTAGGGGTGTAGGGGCATAGCCCCTACGGATAACGCCTCACCCGCGCCGTGGACGCCGCCGCCCCCGTCCAGTCGGGCTGCGCCGGGCACTGGCGGCTACCCCCTTACCACTCTCAACTGATAACCGCTTTTCACGCCTGCGCTGGAGTACGTCGCGCAGGTAGATCACTTCGGCTGGCCGGGGGTGCCACACGCGCTCACGTCCTTCCGCCATCATCAGTGCCCATTCGCGTGCAATGTTGCATGTCAGCGACCAGTAGCTCATCCCGACCGGATCGATGTCCCGGCCTTCTGGTGTGAAGAATCGGTGTCCCTGGAAACCAAAACCGGCCCAAGGGCCGGTCAGGTCTACGCGATCGTAGGTGTCTAGCTTCATTGTCCAGTTCGCTTCCTGTGGAGGGACCAGCAGTGATAGGCCGCCAGAGCGCACAGAAGCGTCAACACGCCACTTCGCATAATGTATAGAAGGTGGGTGTTATGGCGACGGGGGAGAGCGCCGCTAGCAGTGCTTCATGCGCCCCTGCGTGCATGCCGATTGCCACCAGTGCGAGCGCCCCGATCACCGTAGTGACCGGGGACAGTCTGTCCCACAGCGCACTCCATGCCTTTTTCTCTGCCGGCGACGCTGCTTCTTCCTGTCGCACCTTCACGGCCAACGCGGGATCGGCCTGAGCCAGTTCGATGAGCGCCATCAGGTGTGTGTCTGTGATCTTGCCGCCTTTTCGCCACACCGAAACCGAATTCCGCGACACGCCAAGCGACAGCGCAACGCTGTTGTCTGAGTCGCGCGAGCATGCTTTTCGCGCCGTGTCAAGCAATTTATTTATGGTGTCCACGTCATATACCGTTTGACAGAAGTGTCCTGTCTCATGTTACATGCACCTCGTGTCCTACGCCGTATGACACCGCGCCCCCGGCTCCCCTCCGGGGTCCGCGTCAAGGGGCAGGGGATAGGGGCTTCATGGACACACAAGCACTTGCACTGATCGGCGCGTCTGCGCTGACCGTTACTGTCGGCCTCGCCCGATTGGTCGCCTGGATTCTGGATCGCCGCGCCGAAGCTGCGCTGCGCGCACACCGCGAACAGGTCTTAATCATCGAAAGCGTGTTGGAGCACGGTGCGCCGCTGAGTCAGCGCCGCGCGATTGTTTCCAGCGCCTATGCCGAATTGGAGCTTGTGGCATGAGCGCCTCGGTCGTCTCCCACATCGACACCTACCACATCGTGATCGGTGGTCGCCGCACTCGGCGTTTTCGCCTGACCGTGCGTCTTGCTGGCCGACTGGTGGAGCAGAGCGTGCACGCCTCGCGCCGTGCTGCTCGTGCCTGTGAAACCGCTGCTGTGGAGTTCTACGCGCATGGCTGACGGCTCGCTGGATCTGGGACTCCCCTCGTCTAACAGGGGAGTCAGTGAATTCAGGAATGCCGATGGCACCCTGACGGTCGCCATTGACTGGTTTTCCGCCTCTGTGGACTTGCGTGCCGTCCTCGGCGAAGCCGGTGTGTTCGTCAACGACGACGCCGAAGAGGTCCGCGAATGGATGGACGTCACCGCCGAGAACGCCCGTGCGGTCGCATTGCAAGTGTTCTGCTGGTTCTTCGCCGGCTTGGGCTTGGAACTTGACGAAAAGGCCGGGCCGGGGCGGTTTTATCTGTGGCGCGTGCGTATCACCGACCGCGACGGCCAGCACGTCGGGTTGATCGAGTTGGGCGGTGAGCACTGCCGCCGTGCAGATGGCACCTACACCGCGCGTATCGAGTTGACCGGCACCGGGTGTGGAGTGTTGAGCGCAGCGCGCTGTGGCCATGCGAAGCGGTGGCTGGAGCTTCGAGCGAAGCTCGAAAGCTGCGCTGGACGATTGACCCGTGTGGACGTTGCCGCCGATGACCTGCTGGGCAAATACCCCTTGAAACTGGCGCAAAGCTGGTATGCATCGGGCGAATTCGACAACCGTGGACAGCGCCCCAAGGCGCAGACCGTGGACGATCACGACAGTGGCGACGGCAAGACCTTCTACGTCGGCGGGAAGAAGTCCGAAAAGCAGCTGCGCGTGTACGAGAAGGGCAGGGAGCAAGGCGACAAGGCCTCCGAATGGGTGCGCTATGAGGCGCAATTCCGCTCCACCAATCGCAAGGAATTGCCCTTGGATTTGCTGCGCGATCCTGCTGCCTATCTGCTCGGTGCCTATCCCGTTCTCAAGTTCCTGCACTGCGTCGCCACGCGCATCGACATTACGAAAGCTGCTGTCGATGCCACCTGGAAAAGTGCGCGTCGCCACATCAAGCGTCAGTACGGCGCAACCCTGAATTTCATCGTGCGGCATTGCCCAACGCCTGACGCGTTGCATGCCGTCATCAGTACCTGCACGTCGCATCGGCTACCGGCGTGGGCAACAGCAGACGTAGCCAATCAATGGCCCGAAATCGCGGGCATCAATCAAACCTTAGAAGGGGTTACACCATGAGCGGAATCAAAGTCACTGTGCTGAGCGCCGAAGTCGATGAGCGTGGCGGCACGTTCAAGGATGACGAGGGCAAGGACCGGGAATACACCACGCGCAAGCAGAAAGCCAAGCTCGAAGCCGGCGGCTTCGCGTATCCCCTCGATGTCCGCCTTGAGAAGGGACAGTCCGCGTACCAGCCCGGCGAGTACGAGCTGGATCTGGAAGCCATGGTGACCGTCAACAAGGGCGCCATCAACTACAGCAAATTTCATGTGTTGCGCGCTGCCAAAGCGCCTGCACGCGCGACGGCTTAAGCCATGGCCGTGTGCGTAGCCCTGCAAGCGGACGGCACGTTGGTGCCCACCGGTCAATCGGTTGGTGAATGCAGCGGCTACGTGCTCGTCAGTGGTAGCGAATACAGCGTGTATGCGCTGGTGCAAGAAGCGTTCGCAATGCCCAGCAAGGAGGACGCCGTAGCGTGGTCCACCGGCTGCTGCGGTGTGGTGATCGTGTGGTTCGTCCTGGGACGCCTCGCCGGCAGCGTCGCGGGCATGTTCAATGACCGGTAAATCAATCAATCTACTAGGAGAGAAAACATGGGTGACATTCTGTCGGGTCTGAGTGCGGCTGACGCCGTGACCGCTGTTGTGGGTGCTGCCGCGCTGATCGCGCTGGTCGGCTTCACTAAGTGGGGTGCAAAGAAGGTGGCCGGCTTCTTCGGCTAATGGTGGTGAGGGCAGGGCGGCGCTTCGGTGTCGCCCTCTCTCTTTCTGGGGGAGGCACGATGATCGTTCTACTGTTCTGTGCGTTTATGGGCGCTTTGTGTGGATGGGCGGCGGTCAAGGGTTTGGACGCACCATGATCCGAGTGATTTTCTTCGCTGTGTTGCTCTTAATCGGGTTCACTGAGTATGCGTTTTCAGCGGAGCCACCTAACGGCGGCAGCTTTGGTGATCAGGGCGCTGCATTTGCCGCATGCAATGCACGTGGTGAGTGGTGGTTGTCTAATACTAGGCCCAGTGTTCCCAGCGCGCAGTATGATTGTCGTCGTGATGATCAGCCGCCTGATGCGGGGGTTTATCGGTTGTGGCTTTCTGCTGACATGCCGTATGCACCTACCAGTAGCTTTGTTTTTCCGTTGCGCAATAGTTGTGCTGCTCGTCCTGCTTCAACATCCGGTTGGTCAGCATTGGGTAATGGTGCAAGTTGCAATGATGGCTGTGCCATGGGGCCTGCTACCTCCGCTGATACGTTTAGCGCTGGCGGCAAAACCTATTTCAGTTTGGTCGGTGCCAAGCCTACTGGTGCAACGTGTAGCTACGGCGATGGCACAGGGCAGGGTGTGAAGGATCAGGATTGCGTGCAGTCTGGTACCTTGACCATGTGCATTCGTAGCGATGGCAAGCAGTGTGCGACCGCATCGACCGGCAAGCAGTTCTGCTGGTCCCCTGGAGAGTCCGGCGTCAAGAAGGCCGATAACAACAATCAGGCCGCAACGAAGTCGCCCGAGAACGCGGCGATTAATGCCCCGAAGGATGCGCCCTCTAACGGCGGCGATTGGAAGGTGACAGGGCAGGGCACATCTTCTGAAACCAGGGGCGGCGTTACCACCAATTCCAACGTCACCACGTTCGATAGCACCTATGGCAAGGACGGTTCCGGTAAGGGTGATGGCACCGGCTCTGGTACTGATTCCGGCGGCGGTGATGGTGACGGCGAAGAGGGTGATGGTGATGATCCTGGCGCGGGTGCACCGATGGGTGATCTGTACACCAAGAGCGACAAGACAGTGGAGTCGGTTGTGTCCAAGTTCGCCGCGCAGGTTCGCTCTACGCCGATAGCCGGTGGTATCGCCAGTTTCATGACTGTTCCGTCTGGCGGATCGTGTCCGGTTTTTACCTTGGGTGCGTCCAAGTGGTGGAGCGCCATGACCATCGATTTTCACTGTAGCGGCACGTTTCTTGGCTTCCTGCGTGCGTGTGGTTGGGTCATTTTGGCGATTGCTGCGTATGCGGCTATTCGCATTGCTGTGACATAAGGGGCGCGGTATGCAAGTGGGTTGGTTTAGTGATCTAACCGAATGGATTTGGAAGGCGGTCAAATTGATCTGGCAGGCGTTCGCTGATTTCATCGGCGACCTGTTCGTTATGTGGCTCGATCAGACGCTCTCTGCGGTGCTTTACGTCATGAATCTCCTGCCGATGCCTGATTTCATGAAAGGGCAGAGCATCGGTGGCATGTTGGGAAATGCAGGTAGCACCATCCTGTGGTTCGCGGACGTCTTCATGATTGGGCCATCGCTCGTTGCCATCGGCGCGGCGATGATTTTCTACTTGTTGCGTCGTGTGTTGACGCTCGGGATTTGGTGACATGCTGGTCTTCAACGAAGGTGTGCCGCGCGCCGGCAAGAGCTACGACGCTGTAAAGAATCACATTCTCCCGGCGATCAAGAAGGGGCGGCGTGTGTTCGCTCGCCTCAATGGGTTGCGTCACGACCGCATCGCCAAGCACCTGGGCATGCAGGAAAAGGACGTGCTCGATCTGCTCGTGCTGGTCGATACGAAGGACGTTGCCAAGCTGTTCGCCTGCACGCAGGATGCCTCCGGTAAATGGTGCATTCCGGATGAGTTCAAGGATGCGCTTGTGGTGATCGATGAGGTCCACGAGTTCTACGTCAACGAGCGTAAGCCGCTTGAGCCGGCTGTCGAGAATTTTTGGGCGCTGCTTGGTCAGAACGGTGGCGATGCGGTCATCATGACGCAGTGGATCAACCGTCTACACTCGGCGGTTAAAGCACGTATTGAGAAGAAAAATACCTTCCAGAAGCTCACAGCGGTCGGCATGAAAAGCCGGTACCGCGTGACGTATTTCCACACCACCTCACCGGGCAAATTCGAGAAGGTCGGCGGCCAGACGCTCAAGTACGATCCGGTGATTTTTCCGCTCTATGACGGTTACGCGCCTGGCGCTGAGAACACCGAGGTCTATGAGGAAGGCGGCAAGAACGTGTGGGCCGCCATGGCAGTGCGTGCTGTCATCTTTCTCGTAGTCGGTGGCATCGGTCTCTACTTCTTCGCCAGCTACTTCAACAAGGGTAAGCAGCCGGCGCATGCTGCTGCCACGGGCCCGTCGTCAACGCCAGCGGTCGGCCAGGTCTTCAAGCCGGGTGAGCTGGTCTCTGCACCTGGGCAGCAGGCCGTCGCGGCCGTTGTCGCCGATCCGCTTGCTGATTTGACGCCGGAGCAGCGCTATGTGATCGAGCTCGCCGCCAAGGGTCGCATTCGGGTTGCCGCCATTGCGCAGGTGTCTGGCCGTGATCGTGCATGGCTTCAATGGATCGACACTTCGAACATCGTGCTTGAGCAGCTTGACCTTGGCCAGCTGCGTGCCCTCGGTTTCGACGCCACTGTGCAGCCATATGGTGTCCGGCTTGTTGCGGGCAAGCACACGGTTGTCGCCACGGCTTGGCCTTGGCGCGAGCCAGTGCGCGAGCAGGATCCACGCCTCTATAACACCTCGCCTGATGGCAAGAGCGACGGCGCTGCTGGCGTTGCGACCGCAGGGAGTGACGCCGGTGGCGCTGATCGCGATCACCAAAGAAGCGGCGTGATTGGGCATGTTCCGCGCAGCCTCGGCACGTTCCCCGAGAGCAAGCCGTATCAGACGACCACAAGCACGCCGGCTACCACGTTGGACATGTAGTTTCGTGACGCATCACGATTTAGCACGGATCGTGCGGCAACTCTTGCCAGCCATTTGACAGGCGCTGGAACCGTTTGTGTTGAATGCATCGTTCGTCCGATTCCAGCGGCCGTAGTTGTACTGGTGTCGGGTCTGTTTGCTGGGAGCGCGGTGTGTAAATCCGTTGCGGTAGTGGTGTCGGCAGTCCTGCGCTCACGCTTCGCAGCGTGAAGTAGCCCAGGCACAGGGCCACCACACCCGCGAAGGCTGCGGTCATCAGTTGACCGACGAAGATGCCCAGGGCGATTTCCCACCAAAGCCCGTCGTGGTTGTTCTGCGGTCTGTAGCTCATGCGTCCCCCAATGATGATGAACCGGCATTGTAGGGGTGTAGGGGCATAGCCCCTACGGATAACGCCTCACCCGCGCCGTGGACTTCGTGGCCCACGTGTCTGCCGGACCACACGCGCTCTGTCGGCGGACCCCGCGCCATCCATCATTGATAACCGCATTTCACGCCTGCGCCGGAGCACGTCCCGCAGGTAGATCACGTCGGCCGGCCTTGCATGCCATACGCGTTGGCGTTCCTCGGCCATCATCAGCGCCCACTCGCGCGCGATGTTGTCACCAGCACTTTTAATCTGACCCACCGCGGCAACTTCAAATTGACCCGCCTCCCGTAGCCTTTGGCCCTTTTGCAGGGCCATGCTGACTGTAGAGGAACAAGTG